AGCAGATACTAGGTAGTGCAGATTTAAGTCAAATAAATATCACAGCAGAAGCAGAAGCAAGGGCACAGTTCTTAGAAGAAGAAACTAATGCAGGAGATCACAATATGATTAGAGGTAATACTAATCACACAGGAGTATTCCAGACTTACCAACCAAGTCGTACTGTTCTTAGATAGCTATGCCTTTAATTACTTCTTCTATTCCGAACCTGATTAATGGAATAAGTCAACAGCCACCAGCACTAAGACTTGCGTCACAGGCAGAGGAAGTTGTCAACTGCATGTCTAGCCCTGTCGAAGGATTAAAAAAGAGACCACCACTAGAACACGTCAAACAAATATTCAGTGGGTCAGCAGGGACACATCGACCATTCGTTCACATGGTTTCAAGAACGAATGATATTAATTACATAGTTATTATCCAAGATAATGCAATCAAAGTAGCAAACTTAGATGGGACACAAGCCACAGTTAACACACCTGATGGAACAGACTACTTAAACATAAGTGGCAAACCTTCAGAGCAATTTAGAGTTGCATCTGTCGCCGACTACACATTCATTGTGAACCGAGGGAAAGAGGTCGCAATGTCTAGCGACCTGTCACCAACAACGATCACCAGTCCTACAGCGATGGTGTTTATTAAGGTTGCAAATTACGATACGGAATACAGCGTCACATTAGCTGGCGTAACCAAAACATACAGGACTCCACCAGCAGGAGGGGAACAAATCAAAGGGTCTTACACACAGAACGCAAACAGTACAAGCGTTACGGTTAACGCCGATGAACACGGAATGATTAGTGGAGATAAGTTCTCAATCTCTTTTGATACAGCTTCAGGAGGTGTTGCCGGCACATACGAAGTAACTTCTGCTAGTACAAACCAATTTAGTTATACCGCAGGAGCAGTTAATGACTCTACAACTAACACCGGTAACTGCACTGTCGTTCCAAAAAAACCATTATCCACGGTTACTATTGCAAAAGAATTAGCAGAACAATTACATGGAACTGCCTCTGGTGGTGTAACTGGATTCAACGTTAATTACGATGACTACATAATACGAATCAACAAAATAGACGGAAGCGATTACACGCTAACAAGTAAAGACGACAAATCAGGAGAAGGAACCAAGGTAATTAAAGGTGTTGTCGATGATTTAGATGACTTACCTATCAAGGCTTACGACGGATTTATTGTTAAAGTTCAAGGCTCACAAGCTACTAGATATGACGATTACTACGTTAGATTTACAGTTAACGCAGACTACCCACCTACTCTCTCTTCTTCTCCCACGGACATATATGGAGATGGGGTATGGAAGGAGACAGTAGCACCAGGTATCCAATATAGATTTGACGAGGCAACAATGCCTCACGCATTAGTCAGGGAATCAGATGGTACTTTTACTTTTCAAAAGTTCACTAAGCAAGAAGTAACTGCTACTTATGCACAGTCAGCAACAACAGTAACTGTTACGAAAACAGATCACGGACTAGAGAATGGAGATCTTTTAATGGTTAGACCTTCAAGTGGTAATGGAACATCTGGAGTCTTTCCTGTTAAACCAGTCGATGCAAATACATTTACCTACACAGCACCACAAAGTCAAACAACCAGTGGTAATACATCCTATGGAACTACGTGGTCAGGTCGCATAGCTGGTGACAAGAAGACAGCTCTAAATCCTACCTTTGTCGGAAGAAAAATTGAAAACCTAAACCTATTTAGGAACAGGCTTGTCATGCTGTCAGATGAGAACGCAATCCTGTCTGCTAGTGACGATCATGGAAGGTTCTGGCCTGAAACAGTTCAAACAATAATCGATAGTGATCCTGTCGATATAGCTTGCGGTGGTACTTCTATTAACATTCTTCTTTCCAGTGTCGCCTTTGCTAACACCCTTCTCTTATTTAGCAGAAACTCTCAGTTCAGGTTAGATGCAGGTATTAATGTTGGTTCTGCTTTAACACCTAAGACAACAACAATTACACAGATGACTTCCTTCGATATGGATACATCTGTTGACCCGATAGCTGTTGGTCGTAATACATACTTCCCTATACCGAAAGGAGAATTCAGTGGCTTACGAGAGTTCTTTCTTCCTGACTCCAGTGGATCCGTACCTTTATCAGAAGATGTAACATCCAGCATTCCTAGATACATACCCAATGAATTGTGTACCTTGACTTCTGCTGTTGCAGAAGATGCTGTGGTATTAATCAGTAACAAGACTGGTCATACAAAAAGAATTTATCTTTATAAGTTTTTCTTTGAAGAAGATACAAAGCTTCAATCCGCTTGGTCTTATTGGGAAGTTAGTGGAGCAAAGACAATATTGGGTGCAGTAGTAAAAGGTAGTGATTTGTATGTAATAGTTGAATATTCCGACGGTGTTTACCTAGAGAAAGTATCGCTAAGACCAGAGCAAGTAGACGAAGGTACAGAGATAGAGATTCTTTTAGACAGGAAAACGACAGAATCAGAAGCAGGAATATCAACCACTCTTAACAATGCCGGTGCTTTAGGTGTAGAGACAGTAATTACCTTGCCTTATCCAATAGCATCAGGAGCAGAGATGGTAGTAGTTGGAAGATACGAAAAAGATAATACTCTCCTTAGACATGGACAAGTCATTGAACCTTTATCACAAACAAGTAACTCAATCACAGTACCTGGGGATCTAAAGACAGTTCCAGATTCAGGTGACAATGCAGGTAAAACACCACGTTTCTTTATAGGTGAAAGGTATGAAATGACCTATGAGTTCAGCACTCCATATATAAAAGAACAACCAGCAGGAGGAGGTGTTGCATTGGCAGCAGGGCCAAAACTACAGATGAGAACGTGGACTGTAATCTTTGATGAGTCGTCAGCTTTTGAGTTAAAGGTTACTCCTGCAAGTAGAGACACAAACACTTATCCCTATAACGGAGTCATCGTTGGTGAAGCTCCTCCACTTATCGGAGATCCTTCAGTTCTTACAGGATCTTTCCGTGTACCTGTGATGACTAGCAATATAGATACTAAGATAGTAATTAGTAGTACGAGTCCATTGCCTTGTCGATTCCAATCAGCCGAATGGGAAGGGTTCTATCATACGAGAGCGAAAAGGAAGTAGCTTATCAACGACGTACAGAATTAGAAGATATTAGAATTATTGGTGAGAACATGAGAGATGAGGATATAGCTGAGATCAGAGCACAGTCAGGACTAACACCCATAGCTAGTTTGTTTTACTGCTTCTTCAAGAGTAACCCCTGCATGACTATGGTTAGCAGGCATGGACACCCAATGGGTATGTGGGGTGTTGTACCTGAATCAGAGACATCTGGTCGTATATGGATGCTAGGTTGTCAGTCAATGTTGGATGACCCAAGTGACAAGCGTACGTTTTTAAGAAGATCTAAAGTAGAACTAGACAAGATTATTCAGGAGTATCCTGTATTATTTAATGTAGTAGATGCTAGAAACAAAGTTCATGTCAGATGGCTTCAATGGATGGGATTTACATTCATTAAAAAGCACTCAGAATATGGGCCAGAGAGTCGTCTGTTCTATGAGTTCGTGAGGATCTAATTATGTGTGAACCAGTCAGCATAATTATGGGTGTGATGTCAGCAGGTCTGGGCATCATGCAACAACAGGCTCAGACAAGGGCACAGAACGCACAAATAGAATTTCAAAACCTTCAAGCAGAACAAGAATATGAATACAATGTTTTAAGAACAACTGCACAAAGAACAACTGAAGATCAGAAACAATTACTTCAAGAAGATCTTATTAATCAAAATATATTTCTAGCAAATGAAGCACTTGAAAGTGATGTCGCACAATTAAATCTGGAATTCCAACAAGAACAAAAAGCAGCAGGACAATCTAAACGAGAAACAGCAATCGCTGCTTTAGAACAAAAAGGAGAAATAGTAGCTCTAGGTAAAGGAGGTAATAGTGTTCTTAATTTGATTGCTGATGTAACGAGGAAACAAGCAGCTTATGATTATGCAACTGATGTGAACTTAGCCTTTACTGGAAAACAAATACAAGAAAGAAAGAGAGGTGCAGGAATAACAGCAGCAGGTCGAAGAGCAAGTCAACAACCATACTGGAAGCAAACATACTTTGATCCTCTTAAACCTATGAAACGACCGAAAGTGAAAGGGCCAGGAATGTTAGGTTTTGCTAGTGCTATTGCTGGTGGTGTATCGACAGGACTCGGCTCATATCCAGGCTTTAAGGAGGCTTACGGTTAATCATGGGACGTTATTCTTCTAACAAAGTTAGCAACAGAGAAAGCAGCAGAACTGCACCTATTGCCACAAATATGGCAACAGCTAATCCTCTTCAATCTTTAGAGATTCAAGCACCAAGGATTCAATCACAAGCTGCACCTGTTAATTCATATATACAAGCAGGTAAACCTTCTCACCCTGGCACACCTATACTTAGTGATCCAGAACTATCACCTGAACCAGCAGAAACTACTGACTTACAAAATATTGCTAATGCTTTTCAGTCGTTAAATACAAACTTGCAGTCATTAGGAAATAATTTTGCTGCTGTTCAAAAAGTTAGAAACGAAGAAAAAAGACTTGATGCTCAGAAGCTTGTTCAACAAGTCGCTCAACATGGAACACCTGGAAAACCTGAAACATTAATCAAGCTACAAAAAGCAGCTAAAACAAGTGCTGCTGCTCAGAAGTTATTAAATAAATACGAGGCAGCAGTTGGAAATCGTTTTATTAAAGAAGCTATTGCTGAACGTCAGTATCTTTTAAATTTATCAGGATCAGAAGAGAAATGGAAAAATATTTCAACAGTTACAAATGATGCAGGAGAACAAATAGATATTAGAGATTTACCTTCAGATGATCCTTTAGTTCAAAGAGCATTAAGTGAAACTCTTTATGGTGATTTAGATGTTGGTAATTTAAGTAATAAAAGTAGAACAAAGTACAATCATTTATCTGTTCAAAAACAAGCTTCTTTATTAGCAGCACATGACAAGAGACATCAAACTCATGTAAAGACAAAGAAGAATGTAGAAGAAATTAATAAGATTAGATCATTAATTAACACAAAA